GTTTTGTGTTTCGGCGTGTCGTTTTTTTTGTTGTGTTATGATGGAGTTGTTTTCAAGGAAAGGAAAAAATCATGAACATCATTCTCAACCACAAGCACGATTCTCAGATTCAGGCCGAACTTGATAAAGCCAATCATCTTGCGCGCACTCGTACTGTCGACTTGGATGACGTATATCGTGCGATTATCGCAATCGAACAGAAGTTCGATTATTGCTCCAAGAAGAGCATGGAGGGTTTGAAGGTTCGCGTGGATATGAATTCTCAGAGTTTTTCGAATTGTTATCGCGGTGTTCCTATGAGCACTGTATTCACCGTTGTCTACGAAAAGCGTTCGTGGCGTTTCGTCAGTGCCGAGCGTTCCCGTTGTGGCGAATATGATCGGTATGTGGTGTCTCTGACGGATGCAGTGAAGGATGAAATTGTCAGGCAATTCGTGGAATTCAGTCGCTGAAAGGTCGTGGAATTATGTTTGTTTTTGAGATTGTCGATGGTGGCTATCAGCTTATCGAGTTGACTCGTTCGGGGTCTAAGCCTTGTGGCTGGGTTATGTCTTTGTCGTTTGCGTCGAGTTTGGTTGACGTCGCATCTGAGGTGCGTCGATTGTGTATGGCGCGTTCCGCTCGGTTGCGGGATGCTCGGTTTGTCGTTGGCGAGCATGGTTTGACGTTGGTTGGAAAGGTTGAGGTGTTGAAATGAATTATCGGACTTTTACGGTTGATTTTGGCGGTAGGACTGTTGCGTTCCGATATTATTTAGTGCGAGAGCATCATTGGCGGTTTGACATGTGGTGCGGCTGGCTTGAGGAATGGCGGTTTGTTTGTATGTCTTGGACTGTCTCGGATGGTTTGTCTGAGTGTCATGGTCTTGATTTTGACTCGTTTTTTTATCGGTCTTTGGAGGGGGTGTTATGTTAGGTTCGGTGGTTGTTTTGATGGTTTCTATTGTTGGTGTGGTGGTGGTGGTTGGTATGATGTGAGGTATGGTGTTTTTTTGGTTTTGCATTTTGTCTTGTTTGGTGGTGTTTGTGCTTGTTGTGCATGTTTTGGTGCACGCTTGGCGCGAGTGTCATCGATTGTCTTATGACGTGATGTTGTTTCACGTTTTTATGATTGTTGTTTTGATTGCGTATTTTTATGCGGTTTACCGGATTTTGGAGGTTTGACATGTTGAATGATGATAGGTTTTTGGCTAAGTTTCCTCCGCGTTTTGATGGCGTGGCGGTGGAGTTGTGGTTTTGTCCGCATATGGAGTGTTATGTTCTGAAGTGGTCTCATGCCGGTTCGGAGGTTCGTGAGGTTGTGACGTATTCGGCGACTGATTTGCGGCAGGTGCGGGATTGTTTGTTGGATGCTGAGGCGTTGGCGTCAGGCCGATTGTAGGGGGTATTGTATGTGGGATTATTTTCGGTGTTGGTTGCATTCGTGGTCTTGTGTGGATTGTTCGGATGCTGAACGGTATTGGGTTATGCGCGCGTGGAATTTGGCGCATGATGGGGTGCCGTGCGTGTTGCCGTCGCGTTTGCCTGCCAAATTTACTCGAACGTTTGTTCGAGCATATCGAGGGTGTCGTGATTGGCCGATCAATCAACGTGATGGCTTGTGGCTTTGATCTGGGAAGGTTGCGTGATGTTTGATCGTGGTGATACCACTACGCGAATCCGGGATTTAAGATCGTTTGATGATGCGGTTTTGGAATCTCCGAATGTGGTGGCGGCATTGAATCGTCTTGGACGTTTCGCGCCGGATGGACGCATGTTCGATGTGCATGGTGATTTCGAGGCGGCGTGTAGGGCGGTTTGTGTCTGGGATGAGTTGTATCGGGTCAAGTCTGACATGTTTTATGCTCGCGTGGTTGCCGCCATTATCTCGCTGTGTATTTTGTTGGATGATGAGGGGCTGAACGATGTGCTTGCGATGGCGGATTCGTGGCGGCATGATCGCGCGTATTTTTGTGCGTGGTTGTGTGTGTGTGAGGTTTTTGGAGCTGACGTGGGGGATTGTGTGGCGGCTTGTTCGGAGTGTGCTCCGCTTATTCGACAGATTTTCAAAAATTTTGACAGACTTGTTTTAACGACGTATGATGAAAACGAGTTTGAAAAAATTCTCGGTGAAAGGTTGTGATATGACTGATATTGTGAGGACTCGCGTCTACGCGATCGTTCGCGGCATGGAATTGGTCGATGGCGATTTTATGAATGCGGAGCATGTCATTGATGGTCGTGCGACGTCTGTCGAGCGGTATGTGAGGAAGGCGAAACGCTTGTATCCTCGGTTTCTGCCGCGTGAGGTTCGTGTCATGAGTCAGAAGGTGCGCATGAGTGAGGCGGAGTTTTTCGCTCAGGGGCATTTTGACAAGCCGGTGGAGTGGAACCCCGACGAACATACCAAAAAAAACGACACGCCCGAACTTGAAAAAAGTGATGGCGAGTAGTATAAAAGATTTTAGGCGGATAGCCTAGAAAAAAATAACAACAACAATATTGAAAGGTTGACAAATCATGGAAAACACCGAAAACAACGCGCTCGTGGCCTTCAACACCGAAAACACCACTCTCGGCACCATCCAGCACTTTATCGACACCTCCACCCGCTCCGGCAAGATCGCGCTTTACGCGGCATTGCAGAACGCCGACAAGCTCGATGAGCACCTCAACGAAACCATCCACATGACCAACGCCATCGCGCAGGCAGTGCAGGTCACGGACGTAAACACCGGCGAGCTCTCCAACACCGTGCGCGTCATCCTCGTTGGCGACCATGGCGACGCCTATGCCGCCACCTCGCCGACCTTGGCGAGCGGATTAAACACGCTGTTCGGCATCTTCGGCACGCCGGACACTTGGACGGAACCGCTTGACATCAAGGTGGTTATGCGCAAGAGCCGTCGCGGTTTCAAGTTCTTCAGCATCGAAACCGTCACCGCCACCTCGGATTCGTTCGATGACTGATTTATACTGATTATCTAGCGGTTGTTGTTTCCAAAACCCCGCCATCACCACAAGGTGGCGGGGTTTTCCATCTCAAGACAGGGTGCGTGAATGATGGCGAGCAAAAAAAACAGGCATGTGAAGGCACGGCAGGCGGCGCAGGCAAGAGCCGCCCGCAACATCAAACAATTGGGCGCGTACACGCACGCCAACCTCAGCAAGACCGCCGACAAACAACTCGTGAACATCGCGCAAACCATCGCCAAAGAATGGGACAGGCAAAAACGAGTGGAGACCACAAAAGCGCAGAACACCACTTTTATCAGCTCTCCGATCGTGAAGCCAGACAAACGAATCCGCATGTTCGCGCAACGTGTCCCACCAACACAAGCGCAGATCGACGCGGAACCCATCGCCAAACGGCGCAAACTCATGCGCCAACAGCGTCGAAAAATCCTCGACGCGCAAGCCCAAGTCAGCGAATACAATCGAATCCAATCCATGCCGAAACAGACCGTGCTTGAACGCCGACAGGCGGAAATAGCAGGAACCACCGGAGACCAATACGGACGCGGCGGCATCGCACCATCGAAGCTCACGGAATTCCTGACACATGAAAACGTGCTTGGAGATCGCGCCTTCGTCGCCGCCCAGTTGAAAGGGGGGCATCGCAAAGAGGTCATCAAGGACATTCAGAGCGCCGCGAAGACCCTCGGATTGAACACCGGCGAAAAACGCAAGTCGAACAAAAAACGCAAGACAACCAAAAAAGGCCGATACAATCTGCCCTATCAGAAAAAGGACTTCCCTAAATATATGTCCTATAACCGGTATCGAGCTTTGGAGAAAAGCATCGCCGCTTCGATGGGTGGCGCACGGTTGAAGCAATTCCGAGCATTGTCGAAATCGCAACGTCGAGCATTGGTGGAACAATCCGATTTCGCAAAAAGCGTCTTCAATTGGATTGAATCACCGACAGGCCGTATAACATCACGGTTCGGGCAGGACAAACAACAGTATCAGGATGCGCGGAAAATCTTCGACGGTTGGCTGAAAACCGCGAAACAACTCGCCTGATGAATGATAACAAGTCTGAAGGTTGCTAAATGAAAATCGGACTCATGGTAGACAATGCCATATATTTCACGGACGGTTCGAAAACCACGTTTTCCCGCCCCGCCGACCTTTTGGCCTATGTCATGGGCGCGGGAAAACTCACCGTCTATCTCACGGATTTCAGCGCGTTCAACCCGTTTGTGGCGCATATCGTCGCACACTTGCCGCGAAACGAACACCACGCCTCATTGAGTTGGGATGCGATCATCTCAACCAAAGGTAGGTTTTTTAGTTTCGAGGTAACCATCGACAGGGATAATCGGACGAAATTCTACGAATTGTCCAATTTATTGCGCGACGGGTATCGTGCCGACACGGGGCACAGCATCACGCATATTCTGAGCATCCTCAGAATCTACGAGCAGGCCGACTTATGTCGTATCACGGCAGGTTCAGCGAGTATGAAAGCCTATCACGAGGGCGATATCCGAGACTATCAGTGTCATTTCCCGCATCTCACCGAAGAGCAGGATCGCGCATTACGGCCCGCATATCTCGGCGGATACATGACTGCCCGAGAAGGACATTGGGGCGAATGTATCGACATTGATTGTAATTCCATGTATCCGAGCATCCTCAGGGACGAGTGGCTGCCGTTTGGGGAACCGGAACACTACGATGGCGCATATCAGCGGGACGATGACATGCCTTTGCATGTGGATAAAATCATTTTTCGTGCGGATCTGAAACCGAATGGTTACGCTTTTTTGAATGATGGTCGAATGAGGTACGGACGTGACGCGGCGAGACTCACCACCACCGACGGTTATATCACGCGCACGCTGACCGATATTGATCAAAAACTGCTCATGGAAAATTACGACGTGACCGTTTACAAATATGTGGAAGGGTGGAAGTTCCGCCGCTCCAAAGGATTTTTCTACGGCTTCGTCTCGCAATATGGCAACATGAAGATGTCCAATACCGGAGACCGCCGCCAGTTCGCGAAACTCATTATGAACGCGTTGGTGGGTAAAATGGCATCCATGCCGCGTGACGGCATCCTCCTGCCGAAATCCGATGATGGCAGGATGTTGGATTGGATTCCCGCGAAAAAACAGGCGTCAAATCTCAACACCACCTATCTGCCGGTTCCGCTCTGGGTCAACGCGTATGCACGCCGTCGACTCTTGCATGTCTGTCGCGCGAACGCCGACCGGCTGGTATACGCGAACACGGACGGGTGCGCGTTGCTCGGATGGGACACTCCGAAAGGGTGTGAGGTTGATCCGATTGAATTGGGTAAGTGGAAGATCAGCGCGAAATACGAGAAAATGACGATACTTGCCATCAACCGGTATCAGGGCTGGAGGCCGGATGGAACGGTGGACATCTGCATGGCCGGTAATCTCTTTTCCACGCCGATACCATACAGCCAATACCATCATGGTGTGGAAGTAGTGGATGATTACGGGACTCATGTCATGCTATGATTTTGAATGTCGTTTGAGTCCCGTCGCGTGGCTGGGAAAGCGTCGGCGGATGCCGCACCTGAGAATGGTGCCGCCGACGAAATCCGTTGGCGTGGCGTCAACGCCCTACATGCGACATCATGGACTCACGTACGACCCTTTCGGCCATCATGTGATTGTGATGGCCGATTTTTTATAGGTGCAAAGGTGTAAAATCGTGAGGGAAACACAGATGAAAGGAAGCATATATGGCGGACACCACCACCAACGAACCGGCTGAACAGTCGGACGATGTGATCGCGCCGACCGAAGACGAACAGGCGACTCAGACCCCCAACGATCCGGTGGAACCCGAGAAGGAGGAACCGGCACCCTCGGCGGACGATGGACTCGCGCAACGCTTGGACGCCTTGGAGCAGGAAGTCAACGCGTTGAAGGCCATGCTTGACACGCTCGGCTTCGATGACACCACTCCCGCCGAATCGGAGGCGGCGGAATCGTCGGCGCAGTCGGAAACTCCAACCGTGGAAGACCTTTTCAAGGATTAAAAGAAAGGACAATGACAAATGAGTGACGTTCGACCCCTCGCCGGAAAAGGCGACGTTGAAATCTTCAACGCGGTCCGTTCCGCGACCTCGCCACAATTCCAGACCCGCATCCCTGCCGCGACGCAGGGCAACATCAGGCAGGCTGTGGACAATCTGCGCAATTTCCCGTATCTTCGCGATGAATTTACCGGCGTGTTGATCCAGCGGTTGATCGGCCTTTACGTCCAGCACGCCGACTGGGACGATCCGCTGAAGCTGATCGGCTCGCCTCGCATGATGAAACGCTACGGCTCGACCTATGAGCAGGCGGCAGTCGGCCTGATTGAGGCTCGCGCCCGAAATTTCAGCAAGGAATATCTCGGCGACGACGTGTATGGCCGGTACGCCGTGCCCACTGCAAGCGTATTCCATCCGCTCACCTTCGACCACTATTACCCCGTCACTATCCCCGAAGACGCATTGCTGTCCGCGTTCGACGGCGAAACCGGCATGTCGGAATACATCGCTGAAATCATGAACGCGCCGATCCTCTCCGATCGCAACGACGTGTACACGATGAAAGTGCAGTGCTTCGCGGAATACGCGCGCAAGGGCGGTTTTTGGAGGGTCAAGACCCCCGACGTGGGAAGCGCGGACAGCACTGAAGCGGACGCGAAGAAACTCCTCCGCCAGATTCAGGAGACCGCGAACACCCTGAAGTCGCTCCCCATGAGCGCCATGGGACGCTATAACGCAATGAGTTGGGTCACGCCATGGCGCGACAGTGAGGCGATTCTCTTCGCCACTCCGCAGGTCATCGCCGCATTAAACGTGGAGGCATTGGCCGCCGCATTCAATATCGACCGCGCCAACGTGCCCTACCGCATCATTCCCATCCCCGAAGACATGTTCGGCATCGGCGGTGCGAACGGCAAGGTGCAGGCGGTGCTTACCACTGAAGACTTCTTCTTCCAGTGGGATGAAATGTTGGAGACCACCAATTCGCGAGTCAACCCGATTGACGGGACGCGCAACATCTTCCTTAAGCATCGCGGAAGCATCACGCCGAACCCGTTCGCGAATGCGGTACTCTTTTGGACTGGCGCCGCGTCCAGTACGGAGGTCACTTTGCCGGATACCCTCACCACCACCACGCCAACCTTCCAACTCCGGCTTAAAAAGTATGGTGAGGCCGCAGTCACACCGCAGAACGTGTCTCGTGGCGACCTCGTGCAGGTGGTCAGCACCATTTCCAGCGCGAACAAGGCTCAGGCGGCATTTCAGCCGACCGGCATCAAGTACACGCTGGAGGGCGCGACCTCCCAGTTCACGACGGTGGACAATGATGGCATCATCCGATGTGGTTTGGATGAGACCGCCGAAAGCCTCAAAGTCACCGCGCAGGCCACCTACATCAATCCGGCCACGCCGGAAATCGACCAGACCATCACCGCCGCATTGGACATTCCCGTTGTCGGCACTTGGGTTGGTGGCTTCCGCCTCGGCGCGATCGAAGGTTTGAGCATCGAAGGAGCGGCCAGTGTGAAGGTCACGCAATCCACGAACCTTACCGCATTGGCGGTCAAGTCCGATGGCAATACTCAGGACGTGACCGCCTTGGCCGTATGGAGCGTGGACGCGAACGCGACCATCGAACCGAACGGCAAACTGACCGGTACCAAGGCTGGAACCGCGAACGTCACCGTGAAATTCGCAGGAGTGACCGCCATGAAGAAAATCACCGTCACCGCGTAAAACTGACAATGGTGATTGACTGATTAGAATGGAGGATGACATGAAAATCATCCTCCATTCTCTTTTTTAGGAGCGGCACACATGACGGCGAACGATTTGACCATCAATTTCAGTTACGCGAAATGGCCCCCGAACACGAAATTCAAGCTCTGCAACGTCACATGGGATCTTGGATACAGGGATATTGTCAAATGGGATTCCCAAGACTCCCAAAAACAGTATTTCGACAATCTACAGGGTCTCGAATTCTCGGGATGCACCATGGCCAAATATGGCCTGCCGGTACGACTTCCTATCCCGTTCGCGCAAGCATCACAATACAATTACCTGATCGCCACCAATGATTACGATTTCGATACGCCTCGAAGCTGGTATTATTTTATTTCCACCTGCGAGTACGTCAACGCGCAGACCACTCAGATGAACATCCAGCTTGACGTGTGGCAGTCCTTCCAGTTCGATATCAATTTTGGCAATGCGTATGTCGAACGTGGTCACGTCGGCGTTGCCAACGAAACCCAATGGGACGATTGGGGACGTGAGACATTGGACTTGCCCGAAGGCTTGGACACCGGAGACAGCACCATTGTGGGTTATGAGGAATGGCGAAATCTCCTGCCCACGAAGGCGCCGGCAGGACGGTGCGGGATCATGGTGTACTCCACCACCTCGTTGGAATCCTCCCCGGGAACCGAAAGCAATCCGACTCTGAAAACCGCGACTGGAAGCGCATTCGAGAATCAGGCCAACGGCACCAGCGTCTACTATTTTTCCAACGCCAACGATTTTTTGAACATCATCCTGAGAGCGGGCGCGACCTATCCGTGGATCACGCAAGGCATTTGCGGCATTTACGGCGTCCCGCCGATGCCCGAAAAACTCTTGGAAAAGCAGACCAAGAATCCGAACATGTTCGGCGTCGGCCAGACCGCGAGCGCGAACTATTATCGGCTTAACGATCCCGCGTTGGACAGTGCGAAACGTTGGGATGACGTGGTGGACATGAAGAATTTCCGCGACCATTTCACCATTCCAGACCGGTACAGGCATTTGAAGAAATTCCTCACCGCGCCCTACGCGTGGGTGGAATGCTCCTGCCTCAACGGGACTTCGATAACCTACCGTCCACAGCAGATTCCAAGCGCCGATCTGACGATTCGCGAAACCTACAATTATGCTCCACCCTCGCCGCGCATCAATTTTTACGTCAAGGGTTATCATGCGACGAAGCAAGGTGATTTCGCACCGTTCAAGGATCCCACCAACGCGGACTACGGGTTGCCGATCGACAATGGAGACGGATTGGACGCGGCGTTTGGCATCACCAACTTTCCCACGTTCACGGTGGTCAACAATGGTGCGGCTTTGGCGATGGCGAACAGCGCGTACACTCGCTCGTATGCCCAACAGTCGGCGGGGTGGGCGTATCAAAAAACCCAGATGGGCATCAACAACGCCTACGCGCAATCGCAGGTGGGCACCGAATATGCGAGTGCGGCGAACAGGTTGGGCACGTCGAACAGGAACGCCATGAACGCGATTTCAAACAATGCCGCTCAAATGGGTACCGATCTGGCAGTGCGTAACCTCGGTTTTAACAACACCATGAACCAATTGAACACCATTGGTTCCGGCGCGTTGAACGCGGTTGGTTCCGCCGTGTCGGGCAATATCGGTGGAGCCGTGGGCGCGGTCGCGGGCACCGTGATCGGTGCGGCGACGAATCAGGCACGCTACCAGAATTCCGTCGATTCCGCGAACACGCAACTCGCGAACACGCAGGCCACGAACAATGCCACCACGTCCCAGCAGAACGCCTATTCGCTGGCGTCCACGAATCTGAGCAATCAGCAGACCATGCAGATCGCCGACATGAACCGGTCTCTTGCTCAAGCCACCGCGTCAGGCGACTATGCGAACACGATCGCGGGCATCAACGCGCAAGTCCAACAAATGCAGGTCACGCCACCGAGCACGTCGGGCGCTTTAGGCGGTGATTCCTTCAATCTTGCGAATGGGCTGATCGGAGTGTTGGTGCGGTTCCGGCAGATCACTCCAGCCGCCATGCACAGCATCGGGGAAGTCTGGCTCCGCTACGGCTATTATGTCCAACGCTTCATGACGATTCCACAGTCCCTCATGGCGATGACGAATTTCACGTACTGGAAGCTCCATGAAATGTACATTCGCTCCGCTACATGTCCTGAAGAGTATCGGTTGACGATTCGCGGAATTTTTGAAAGCGGCGTCACCGTGTGGACGGATCCGACGAAAATCGGCGTGACCGACTATGCCGACAACGACCCCTTAAACGGGATCAGCTACTAGGCGCGGGTAGAATGGAGAGGATAGTAGAAAAGTCCTCTCCATTATTTTTCAGGAGGCAGTTTTGAGCAGGAGACGAAACAATGCGCGCAAGGCCGCGCAGTGGGACAATACGCGTGTCTTAGGGTCGATGTGGGGAAACCTCAACATGCCGGAAATGCGGCAGGCCCTCCGCATTAACCAGTATATGAAGCTGATCGAGATGTTGGCGGTGAGCCGCTTCAAATGGCGCAACCTACCCCCCTACATCGATGAACGTTATCTGGAACTGACCTTGTTCGAGAACGGATTGGCACTGTTTTTCCCCGATAAGAAACGCCACCGTTTCATGGTCACGGCTGGCAACATCGGAGGCGTCAACAATTACAACAATCCGACCACGTTCCAGCCAGTCGCGGCGAATTACAGTTATCCGCAGATCGGCAGTCACCAATGTGTGCCGATTTGGGACAACCAACTCCGGTGCACCATGATTGACGTGATGTGGAATTACGCGACACGTCTCGCCATCGCGGATAGGGCGTTGGACGTGAATCTTGACAATCTCAGCGTCCCCTTGATTATCGCGACGTCGGAAACGAACAAGCTCACCGCGCAGAATCTCATGAAGGCGCGAGAGGACGGCGACCGGTATATTTACGCCTACGATTCCGCCGACATCACCGGAATGTTCAACACCTTTCCGAACCTCACCCCATACCTAGCGGATAAAATCACGCAGACCAAAACGCAGGTGTGGAACGAGCTTGTGAATTATCTCGGCATCGACAACAGCACCACCGAAAAAAAGGAGCGGTTGTTGGAAAGCGAGGTCACGGCCGGCAACAGTCGCACCAACGTGTTTCGGCTCAGCTATCTCAAAGCTCGACAGCAGGCGTGCGACACGATCAACCGACTGTGGAAATTCGACCTGCCGATCGGCATCGAGTGGAACGATACCACGTCAGGCGGATTGTTGGAATCGGACGGCACCAAGGATGAAAGTGAGGAATAATGGCGCAGGATCTGAGCATGTACCGTGTCAGCGACCACATGGCCGACTACACGTTGACTTTGGGGAATCTCATCGCTTTGGGATTCGACACCGACGAAAAACTCCACTTGGATGCCGCATCATATCCGATCTGGAATGAGGATTATCGGCGCAAGCTCAACGAGAAGATCGTGGCACATTACGCCATGCGTGAGATAGGCAGTGAGACACCTCAAATGTTCGTGTTTTATCTGGGTCGTACCATGCGAGAGAACATGGACTATTTCAATCAGCTCTACGAGAGCGCCGCCGAAAAATTCGACCCGTTCGTCACGCAGGACGTGACCCAGACCGCCGACACGTCGAACACGTCACAGTCCAGCGGCAGACAATCGGCCACGCAGGATACGAAATCCTCCAATTCCAGCACGTCGGACACGACAGTGGACAATTCCAGTATGACGGTCAACAGCGAATTTCCGCAAACCCGTTTGGATGATTTCAAAAAATACGCCACAAGCGCTTCGCAGACCGACAGTAAAGGCAACACGCATTCGACCAGCACGCAGGATTCCAGCGGCTCCAGCACTTCGCAATCGCAAACGGATTTCCAGCATCAGGATGACAAAGGATCCAGCACGTCGCATACGAGCGGTTTCACCGGATCCCGCTCGCAACTTTTGGCGGAATACCGACAAACGTTCCTCAACATCGACATGATGGTGATCCAATCATTGGAGCCACTGTTTCTTTCAATGTGGGGTAGCGGCGACATGATGACCAATACTCCCGGCATGTACCCAACGTCCCTCGCGTGGAACATCGGCCATTGAGCGTAAAATCAGGAAGTGGAAAGGATTATTTATGCCGGACAGAACCAATCTTACCGTCGCGCCGCTCAATCTGGATCCGCGACAACGGTATTTCACCACCATCCAACCGTTCTCCTATCGCGACACGTTGACGGTGATCGGATACGTGCAGGAAGTCGCCAACCATCTCGACGAGCTGCGGGACGCGATCAACGCGGTGGTCGAGGATGAGGACAATGATATGAGCCTCATCAACGACATGATCGGCGTCATCCAAAAATGGCAGGTCAGCGTCAATACGACTTTGGAGGAGCTCCAAAAACAGCTTGACGGCTACCAACAGTCCGAAATCGTGTACAACGTGACCACCGGACGTTATGAGGATTCTAAAAACGTGACTCGTGACATGTATCGCGAACTTGCCGTATACGGGGCACGCGTAAGCCAGATGGCATCCATGACGCCGGTGCAGGCCGCGCAACACTCTTGCTTGGAATGGGCGGTTATCGGCAACAAAACCATTTTCGGTAATAATGAGCCGCGCGTCACTCCACGCGATGAGGAGCAGTCGGAACCATCGACGCCGACCACAAGACGCGCATACTCCGTCAAGGACTTGGCGACCGGCACAGTGGACAACGAAACCTACGTGCACGCATAAAACCATAGGAAGGATAATGCAATGACTCAAAAGACACCCACCTATAATCTCGAAAAGTACGACGCGACGGATTCGCCAAATCTCCAATCGCAGTACAACAACAGCATGGATCTGCTCGATACCGCGCTGAAAACGATCAGCAACAAAGTCGACGCCATTCCAACCGCCGAAACACTGCCGGACGGTTTGAAGGCGTTCGTCACCGCGCTTGGATTGTCCTCTTCAAACGCCGAAGCGTTAGGCACCTCGCTCGGTCATTTCCTCAACCGCACCGCCGCCAGCACTAACGGCGATCTCTCCGTAGCCAATCTCGCGGGAATGGGCGTCACCGCCGAAGGCCTCCCATTCGTCAAACCCGCTTCCAGCGGCACCGGCAAGTAAGGCGGCAAACCCATGGCTGACAATACGACCGAATCCGGCGAATATCAAGAAACCCAATATTTTCAACTCCCCCTTTACACCGATTCGACGCCAATGGACTTGCGTGACGGATATAATCGCGCCATGCGACAAATCGACAGGCAATTGCACGCGTTCGAAATCAGCTTGAGGGAAAACAAGTAAGGAATAGGACAATGGCCACCAATTACACCAAAACCGACAATTTCAGCCTCAACCTTTACGGTGACAATGATCCGGCCGACCTGCGCGACGGTTACAACGGATCCATGCGCACCATTGATGACACGCTCGAAAAACATCTGAACCGCATCGAAACACTGGAAGCAACCGACACTCACGACACGGAAGTACTCAAAGCATTGGGCGCGGACAGTGTGGACAATGCGACCGCCTCGAAAACCAAATGGGATCAAGCCGCCACGGACGCATCCACCGCCATCACCGACGCAACTACCAACAACGGTCTCCTCGCCGCATTGGGTGCCGATACCACCGACCATGCGGCCACGGCGAAAACCAAATGGGACAAAGCCGCTACGGACGCATCCACCGCACTCGCCAACACGACCAACAACAACGGCATCCTAACCGCATTGGGTGCCGACACCTCCAGTCACGCAAGCACCCTCGCGGCAAAATGGAATGGTTATGATGGCCGATTCAACAATTACACACCACTCCATGATTACGCCAAACCAATCGCGGTGTTCGGCGATTCCATCGCGTTCGGAACAGGCACGACAACGCCGACAACGGACGCATGGCCCCGCCGATTCGCATCGCTGATCGGTGCAACGGAAGTGCAGATGTACGCGACGAATAACGCAGGGTTCACCGTGGCAGGCACTGACAAAAAAAACGTGCTCCAACAAATTCAAAGCTTTCCGACAGCTACCAGAAATCAAGTCGGAACAGTTGTCATCTCCGCGGGGATCAACGATTTCAACGCTTCATCCTCCGATCTAGTCGCCGCGATGGATAACGCCATCAATGAGGCGATCACGGATTTTCCTAACGCGCACATCATCGTTGTCCCCGGTTTGTGCGGCAACAATCCGCGAATCTCTCACGCGGCAAGAGACATGATGATTGCCTGCGGTTTGCTCTCCCAAGGATATGCGCCAAACGACAAAATCAGCATCATCCCCTATGCGTGGGAGATCAACGCTTTCAACACTGACTATTACGCAAGTGACAACATCCATCTGACGACCAATGGTGCCAAACACACCGCACAGGCAGTGGCAGACTATGTTTTCCACCATATCGTCACTCGCGCGAACACTCCAACAAAATCAGTGACGTTAGGCCCCGGAATTACCGCAAGCGAAAACGATATGACCCTGAGTTGCGTGAACGGAATCGTACAATTGACTGGACACATCACGCTTTCCACCAAGCTGACGGCATTTACAAGATTCCTCAATTTCCCTCAAGGATTCGAATATATGCGAATAGTCCCCGGAATGGTCGCGACAACCGGAGCAAGTGTTTTTTACAATACCGGCTACAGTAATACGGTTGATTCGTTCGCGGACATTGCTTCAGGCTCCACTGTTTACGCAAATGCCTCATGGACTTACGCCAACTGACAAATTAATGCCATGTGACTAAAATCAGTCACATGGCATTAACCTTTTCTGACTGGGTATCCCAAACCCAAGGCAAATATTGGGACATGGACGGTGCATATGGCGCACAATGCTGGGATCTGTGGGCGAAATACTGCATGGACATGTACGGGTGTAGCGTGCAGGAATGCATCACACCAACCGGATATGCGGCAGGAAACTACACGAATTTTCCCACCAATGCGAAAATGAGCACGATTTTCGAAAAAAAAGACGCCTCATATTCCCCAGTCCCCGGAGACGTCGCCTTCTGGAATTTCAGCAGTCAACACAGTGGATCCCACGTCAGCATCGTCACCAAAGCAGGCGTGGAAAACAACAAAATCACCGTACTGTCGCAAAACCCGAATCCCGCCAAAATCATGACATTCGAACTCTACAAGTTCCTAGGGTATCTGCATCCAAAAAACCTCGCCGAAGGTGGCACCGTGTCAGGTGGCGGCGACAACAACAACACTGGCAATAACAATCCCGGGTTTACGACCGGCAATGCTGACGCCGCATGGATCCAACAGTCAGGCGACCATCTCATACTGCATGATACAACCAACAGTGGCACCACGGTACGTACGTTTTGGAAGACCACCGCGCAAAACTGGCTCGAAAAAACCGCCACCACACAACCAGACTCCAGCAACGGTCAAGGCCACCCAAACAGCAGTACCAGCTCGGACAATTCCTTCGCGCTCTACGTCATTGGCACCGTCGAGTCAAGCTGTAGGTGGGATGCCGTGGAATCCACGTTACAGGGAATCGGTATCGCGCAATGGAGTTTCGGCAGGCGCCTCCAAGTGCTGAACAAGATGAAAGCCAAAGATTCGGACGGATACGCGGCCTTCAAGACAGCCGCGCCGGAAATAGCGTCCTTGATGGAATCGGGCGGCACGTTCACCCGCGCACTCACCTCGGCTGAAGCTTCCGCGTTCAAAACGTGGGCGGCTCGAAGCGCCGCGCATGAAGGACAACGGGAACAGTTCGCCGAAGATTATGCCGGTTATCCGCAAACCTACACGGACCAAAAAATGCAGATATTATGGGTGACGGCATACCACCAATCACCGGCAGGCGCGTTGAAAGTGCCAAAAGCATCAGACTTGGCTGGATTGAAATCGAACATCCTTGCCACGTCACCCTTCGGGCCTTACACGACACGCTACAACACCGCTTACAGTCTTTTGGCGAACTGGGATGGAAAATCGAATCCGCCAAGCTTCTAACGTGGTATACTTGATAACGTACGTCATGGTTTGCAACCTTGCATGACGTGCCCTTCGATAGGCGGGACAGGGGGGCGCGAGATTCGAATGGGTTCATCTCGCGCCCCCTTCCCCATATCAGGAAAGGAGCGGAAATGGTGAAAGTCCTTGACGAAAACGACTATTACAACCTCCATTCCATCCTCACCCGAAACGCCACATGGAACTTCATCATCGGCGCACGCGGTCTCGGCAAAACCTTCGCCGCGAAACGATACGGAATCAAAGAATACCTCAAAAATGGACATGAATTCATCTATCTGCGGCGCACCGATGTCGAACAGCACCGAAAAGAAACCTTCTTCAAGGACATTCAGGAATTTTTCCCCAACGTCGAATTCCGCATCAACGGAAGCAAAGGCGAAATCCACAAAACCGAATGGGCTGAAAAAGACTGGAAAACATGCTGTTACTTCGTCGCACTCAGTCAGGCAGGTGGCCTGAAATCCGTCGCATATCCAAAAGTGCATCTCATCATTTTCGATGAAATCTTCCCGGACAATCAACGCTACTTGCAAAACGAGGTCAACTCATTCAGTGAATTTTACAACACCGTAGACCGTTGGCAAGACCGCACGCGTGTACTGTTTCTCAGCAACGCGGTGCAAAAAGCAAACCCTTATTTTGCGAAATATCGGCTCGACATTGGGCGACAGCAAACCAAGCAACAGCAATACCGGCTTTATTGCGACGGATTCATCTGTTTAGAACTCGCCGACTATGGTGGCTTCAGCGCAAAAGTCGCACATTCGAAATTCGGCGCGTTTCTTGAACACTATGATACGGATTACGCGGATTATGCGATCCGCAATCAGTTCCGTGATGATTCCGATACTCTGATCTGTCCAATTCCGGAAAACGCGTCACTCTCATACGTGCTCGACACCGCCGACTACGCACGATTCGGCATCTGGATAACACTCGACGGGAAAGGCAATGTGGCGCAATACGTCAGCCGCCGAATCCCAACCAAACACGACAGGCCAGCATACACGCTCGACCCCACCCACGTTGACGAAAAAACTTGGTTCGTCAAAAAGGCCGACGACGTGACCCGCCGTCTCACCACCGCCTATAGAGTCGGCAGACTCAGATTTGACAGCACACAGGTAAAAGCAGACTTCAATCTCATCATCGGAAATCTGCTAGGCCAATAACAGGGAAAGGAAAACAACAAATGACCAACAGCACCACACTATGGACACTCGGAGCAGTCCTATTCTTCATCGCCATGGACTACCTCACCGGCGTCCTCAAAGCCGGAGTCCAGCACAACATCTCCAGTGCGAAAATGCGCGAAGGACTCATGCACAAGCTCGCCTACATCCTCATTCTCATCCTGAGTCAGGCAATCGACATCTTCAACATCCACACACAACTCGGTCTACCACTCAACGTGCTCGCAGTCACTTCGGCAGGCATCAGCCTCATCGAACTAACGTCCATCGTGGAAAACCTCTGCGAAATCAACCCCGAAATCGCCAACAAAGGCTTCATGAAGATTTTCGACACCGTAAAAGACAACACCAACAACAAGACGGAGAACAACAAATGAGCATGAACGGCATCGACATTTCCAATTATCAGGCAACATTAGACCTCGCCAAAGTCCCCTGCGATTTCGTAATCGTCAAGGCGACGCAAGGCACCTCATACGTCAATCCCTCATGCGACAAGCATGTTCAGCAGGCATTAAAGCTTGACAAACCGTTCGGCGTCTACCATTACATTTCAGGAGTCGGCGCCACCGCCGAAGCCGATTATTTCATCGACAATTGCAAAAACTACATCGGCCACGGCATCCTCTGCCTAGACTGGGAAAGCAATCAAAACAACGAATGGGGCAACGAGTCCTATCTTGAATCGGTAGTGGACCGAATCAAAACCCGTACCGGCATCAATCCAATCATCTACGTCCAAGCCTCCCGATACCAGCAGGTAAAAGCCGTGGCAGATCGGCAGAATTGTGGACTCTGGATAGCGCAATACGCCAACAACAATACGACAGGCTATCAAACCACGCCATGGAACGAAGGCGCATACACTCACGCCATCCGCCAATATTCCAGTAACGGACATCTCAACGGTTATGACGGGGCGCTCGATCTAGACAAATTCTACGGCGACCTCAACGCATGGAACAAATACGCAGGCGCCACCACCACGACAACCGTCAAACCTGCCACCACCACGCCAACCACAACCACGCCGACAATCATCGCCGGAAAATACATGGTCACAGTGGACGCGCTCAAAGTGAGGAACAAGCCATCACTCAGCGGCAAGGCACTCGCACAATATTCCAAAGGCCAAACCGTCACCTTACAGGCAGGCGGCACCATCGCAGACGGCTACATCTGGGCACACTACAAAGCCTACAGTGGAGCAACACGCTATATTGCCCTATGCCCAGTCACCAAAAAAACATGGTATCTCAAGCGTGTATAATAGTCCGTGCTAGGCAAACCGCCTAGTTGCGCTGTCACGACAATAGGCCACTTGACAAACATAAGTCAAGTGGCCTATATTATTATGTTTGTAAACATAAACGATTTTCTCGTTATGCGTTCACATACACTAAAGCCCCCCAACCAAACGGTAGGGGGCTTATTTATCACTCATTCATCATCACCATCATCAATCTGCACGTTGAAAACCCAAGTAGTTAATCCACCATTGGAATATTCATGCTTGAGCTGATAATCATAGTCAAAAGCGATAAACAGCTCCATGAACGCGTGAAGTGCATCATATTCATCATCGCATTCATAAATCTTACGAGATTCGCCACCTTCAAGACTGATTTTAAAATCACAGCAATTGTGCTTAAGCTCGGTGACTTTCGCAGTAACGTTCATCATGATTTTTTCCTTTCCTTGAAAACAACTCCATCATAACACAACAAAAAAAACGACACGCCGAAACACAAAACAGAAACGACACGCCGACGTAAAAAAATTGACAAACGGAAACAGAAAACATACAATATAACCAGAACACAACGAAAGGACACCAAACATGAAACACAACAAAAAAAAACAAACAAACCGAATAAAAAAATATCCCACATGGGAAAATTCAAAACGCCAATGC